AAATTAAAGATAATGTTTTAACTATAAACCAATTTGATAACAACCAAGTTATCTTAAATGTAAATAGTATAAAAAACATATTAGAAGCTATTAATTATACACATTGTTGTAAGGAGTTAAAGGATGATATTAAATTTGAACGTAAATCATCTGCAAGAGTATTTAATAATGAAAAAGGTATTTGGGAATCTATATAAACTTTAATTACTTACAACGGAATTGTATATGGTGTGTAGCGACCAAAAACGCTTAAACTTTAAATTAATAATAACTTAAATAGATAAAAAATGAACAAATTGAAAACACTTACTCGCTATACATTATATACTTTGTTACTTGTAGTTTGCTTAACATCTTGCGATACTATGGAAGCAGAAAGCGATTATAATAAACGTAGTTGGGAAATTAAAAAACTTAATATGGAATTAGACTACATTGAAAGATTGTATCGAATTAAGAGCGATATTGAGTTTGAACAAAGGTTAGCAAAAATTGACAGCCTTATTGCAAATTACAAGTAACGTACTGTATAAGGTGCGTTTTAATGCACTTTATATGTTGTTACCCTTAGTTTTAAAAAAGATTTAATATGGCAGAACAAACGATTTATAACGAAGATTGGCAAATAGGCACAAAGCGTATTGCAAATAATAGCGTGGACTTAGTAGTAACTGACCCACCTTACGGAATGGCATTTCAAAGCAACCACCGAAAAGTAAAACATAAAAGTATTCAAAACGACACCAACCTTGATTGGTTGGGTGGTTGGGTTAAAGAACTAAAGCGTGTATGCAAAGACGAAGCACATCTTTACATTTTTTGCTCGTGGCATCACATAGATAAATTTAAGCAAGAAGTAGGTGCGTTGTTTAATGTGAAAAATATTTTGATTTGGGAAAAGAACAATACTGGAATGGGTGACCTTGAAGGTGATTACGCACCGAAATATGAAATGATACTTTTCTGTAGTAACGGAACAAAAAAATTGAAAGGTAGGCGTGATGCTAATATACTAAAATCTAAAAGGACGCAAAATGAAAACCACCCAACAGAGAAACCAATTAACTTAATAAGCTATTTGATTGAAAAAAGCAGTAACAAAGGTGATTTAGTTTTGGATACTTTCGCTGGAAGTTGTGGAACTGCGATTGCAAGTAGGCAAAAAGAAAGGAATTGCATTTGCTTTGAAATTGAAGAAGATTATTGTAAAGTAGCGAATGAAAGATTATTTGCAACATCACTATCCCTTTTTTAATATTAAGGGTAACTACTTTTATGCGTAATTCAAAAAATTGAACTAATGAAAAACCTAGTAACAGAGAGACATTTAGACAAGATTGAAGAATATGTTTATAAAACAATGATCAAAGATGAGCTTGATATAGTGCAAGTTTTTGAACGCCTAGGAATTTATGCAAATCTAAAAACTATTTCAAATTATGCTAAAGACAATAATCTAAGTTATAACGGCGTAAAAAAACATCGTAATATAATAGAATTGTTTGGTTGTAAGTTTGTTTTGGATAATGAATAAAATATTTTGCTATCTTTACAGATATGGATAGCAGTCAAATTGGATGTTTAGCTGAATATAAGTTTGCAACTACCGCAATGGAACAAGGCTTTTATGTTTCTTTTCCTTTATTACATACTTCAAGATATGATTGCATTATTGAAACGCCTAAAGGGTTGTTTAAAGTACAAATAAAGTCAGTTAATAATCACAAAAATAGAACAAGAGTTTTTTTAAGAGATACAAAGAAAAAGTCATACAGTAAAAAAGACGTAGATTTTTTTGCTATTTATTACAGAGATAAGGACGGATTCTTTATTTTAAAAAATGACGGCAAACGAAAATCATTTGAATTAACATCGCCTAAATATTCAAAATATTTTAATAACTTTGCAGAACTTTAAATGTTTTCAATTTTGTTTTCCAACGAAAAGGCGTCGCAAACTAATGTGGCGCTTTTTTTTTATCTTTACAAAAATATTCATAATATGAAACTAAAAATCAAACAATCCATTTTAAAAGGAGACAAGCGTTATAATGAAGGCGATGTTATAGATTTAGACGCAAATACTGCTGAGAATTGGATTAAAAAAGGTTTAGGATCTAAAATATCTAAAAAGAAAGAGAAGCAAACCTTTGAGACTAAAGAACTAAAGGTTGAATATAAAGAAATCAAATCAGATGAGACAAATTAAAATCAACGCAACAACCGGTAATGAAATATTAACGGCCCAAAATGTTAAAGACTACGCACGTATTGACACAAGCGCAGATGATAATTTAATTACTGCAATGATTTCTCAGGCTCGTATATGGTGCGAAAATTATATTTCAAGAGATATTGTTCCAAAAAATAGAACTTACTACCTGGACACAACCAATGGTTTATTTGATTTACCTTTTGGCCCAATTGCTAGTATTTCGGAAATAACTATTGACGGAACGGCTACAACTGATTATGAAATACTTGGTTTGGATAATGAAACGATTGAACTAGATGGCGGATCTGCCGAGAGAGTTAAAATAACCTATGTAACAAGCGGAATAAACGATGCTTTAGTAAAACAAGCGATGTTGCAACTTATATCGACGTATTACGATAATAGGGCGGATTTTACAACTGGGCAAAACGATGTCGCAGAAATACCAACATCAACAAGAAAGATTTTAACGTCTTATAAAACTATGTTTATTTAATGGATGCCGGAAAACTAGATTCTAAAATAACAATAAAGCGATTAATTAAGTCGCCTGATGAATTTGGCGGTTTTACTTCTACTTTGTCAGAGGTTGCAACTGTATGGTGCAATTTAAAGCAGATTAGCGGAGATATAAGCGACAAACTAGGTAAAGAACGCAAGACACTCAGATTGAAATAATGATGCGTAAAAATACCGCAGATTTAATTCAGTTAGGAGATATATTTACATTAGAGGGCGGTACAAAGAATTATCGTATAAATGAAAAGTATGAGTTTGATTTAGATTTTTATACTAAACTATTAGCAACAAAATCTCAATAGAATGGATATAAAAATAAATCAGTCAGATTTGGCTCAACTTAAAAAAAAATTAGACAATTTAAGAACATTTGATAAAACAACGCTTTCAAATGAACTTGGAAAGACTGCTGCTGATATTTCCAGGATCGCAAAGAAAAATGCGCCAGTATTAAAACAAAGTGGCGGAGGTACATTAAGGCAATCAATAAGGTATCAAAAACAAGGCAAAACCGTTGAAGTTATAGCCGGAGCAAAATATTCGCCTTATGTAGAATTTGGAACGGGTGCTTTTGTAACTTTTGACGATATGCTAGAACTTGGAATACCAAAGAGTTATGCGGCACAATTTAAAGGCGCTAAGCCGGGTTATATGAAACCTCAGCCGTTTTTCTTTGGCTCTGCTAGAATAGGTTTAAAAAAATTATTAACTCGTTTAGATGGCGAAATTAAAAAAGCAATAAAATAATATGTTAGAGGCGATTCACTATGTAAGGAAATCAATTATTGCAAAATTAAACGGCAATGTTTTAATTAACAATGTCGCCGTACCGGTTTACAATCGTATTCCGACGGATGCAACCTATCCATTAATTAGAGTTTATTCAGTTTCAACAGACGAAACAGACCAAAACCAACAATCGTTTAACACCGAAACAATAACACGAATAGAATGTATTTCAAAATTTTATTCAGATGATGGCGGACAATTAGATACAAATTTAATGGTGTCGCAATGCTTACAAAAACTCAGAACTAGGTCTGCAAACTATATTGATTTAGCGCCAAACGGATTTAATGTTTATACAAGTCAAAACAACGGCGTAACTTATTTAGAGGATGATTTATCAGATTCAACTTATTTTAGAGGAATAATTGAATTGTCAAATAAAATTCAGCAAACTGTTCCGGTAATTGTTTCATATACTGATCCCTTACAAAGCGAGTTGCAACTAGAATACAGAAACCAATATACAGATAGAATTGTAGCAGACGGTGGACAATATGAATCCATTGAATGTGCAACAGACGTATTATACAACCAATAAAATAATAAAAAAATGGCTAAAATAACCTATTCAGCAAAATTTGACAATGTAACCTCAGATTTACCGGCAATAAACAAAGTGACTGCTGCTGATATGAACGAAGTAAAAGAATCAGTAAATGCTTTGTATGATTCGCAAGGTGGTTGGGTTGATTATGAAGACTCAGCAACAACTACAACGCCAATAAATTTGACTGCAAATGTTTGGACAGATTTAACAAATGACAAGGCCGGAAACGGAACAGTAACAACATACAAGCCTAGTTTTGTAAGTGGCGATTTATGGAACTCAGCATCTAACTCGTTAGATTTTTCTGAACTTGGAGCGGGTAGAGTTATAATTGTTAGAAACGATTTCGATATAACCGCCGGAGCATCTAATACAAGACTTGACGCACGTTTATATTTTCCTGATACCGGTAAAAGTGTTGAATTTATGCACGATAATATTGCAAGTAATAATGATTTAGTAAGGTATTCAAGAACTACTCAATTATTTACGCATACAGATATTTTAACAAGTGGTTGTAAAATTCAAGTTAAAGTTGATAAATCAGGAGCAACGGCAACAGTAGAGAATTTTTTAATTACAGTTATATCACATTTTTAAAACAAAACAATGCGACAAATAAACAAAATCATCATTCATTGTAGCGCTACGCCGGAAGGTAGAAAAACAAGCGCTGAGGAAATAAAGAGTTGGCACTTAGAAAGAGGCTTTTCTGATATTGGTTATCATTATATTGTACATTTAGACGGCTCAATTTCCTATGGTAGAAACATTGATAAAATTGGCGCACATTCAAGAGGGCAAAATAAAATGTCGATAGGCGTTTGCTATATTGGAGGTTTAGACGAATGTTTAGATCCTAAAGATACAAGAACGCCACAACAAAAAGAAAGTCTTTTAATCTTGCTAAAAACACTAAAAAAATTACATTCTAAAGCGGTTATTTACGGCCACAGAGATTTTAGCGAAAAGGCTTGTCCGAGTTTTAATGCGTTTGACGAATATAAATTTATTGAGTAATGGCAAAGAAAAAATTTAAAGACACAAAAGTTGGCCAATTTATCTTAAAAAAAATACCTGGTTTTGTTGGCGATATACTTCCGGAAAAAGGAGTTTTAGGAGTTGTTAGAAATTTAAT